ATTGGTAGAAGAACTCCTGAATCTGAAACTGACAAACAAATAAGACGTCAGATGAAAGAAGAAGAAGCAGAGAAAAAAAGATTAATTGAAGCAGAAAAAAAATTAATGCGTAGATATAGTAGAGGACTTATTGGTCCTAGATCATTAATGATGAGAGCTGGTGGTAGAGGATTTTATAGAGAAGGTAAGGAAACAGATTAATGGGATCAGGAGCAAGTTCAGCAGAAAGATCACGAAGTGAATCTCGTCAACAAAAAGTGGAAACAGGTACACAAGAAGTTAAAGAAAAACTGGGTATTGGTCTTGGGAATAAAGCTAATAATCTTGTGGGACGTGATCAGGATTTTTATGGATCTGAAGCTTCTGCTGCTACAAATGAATATTTAGAAAGTATTGGTGAAGCAAAAGTATCAAGTTATTTTGTTCAACAAGGTGGAGAATTTAAAAGAGTTTCAGCAACAGAATATAATAGATTAAAAGATTCTGGAGCAAGAGTATCTAAATCCTATCAATTAACTTCTGAAGGAAAAAAAATGAAGTATGGTAGTTCTGGTGGAGCTATGGGATATGGAGATCCTTCAGGTATTATGACATCTGTAGAAATATCAAAACCAATGTTTGAACAACAAAGAAAAATACAAATGGTCGGATTAGGTGTAGCAAGTTTAGCAGTAGGAGGTTTAGCAGGAACAGTATTTCGTTTAGGAGCTGGAGCTGCATATACATCTTCCTATGGAGCTTACAGACAAAAATTTCAATCCAGACAAGCAGGAACTATGAGTAGTCCAGCAATTAGTGGAACTACAACAAGCGAAGGAAGTACAAGTTATACTGCACCAACAACAAGTGTTGGAGGTACTGGTATAACTGGAGAAACTACAACTAGAGCTAAATCAAAATCTTCAACATTTACTGGAAAAGGACAAAGATTTAGAAAGTTTTTTGGAGATAGATAATGCCTTATATAGATTTACCAGACCCAGTTATTGTTGATAATAGAAATAAAGCAGATTCTATTTTAAAAAAATATAAAGAAGCAGAAATACTACAAGATCATTGGAAGCCAAAGTATGAAGAAGCTTATGAATACACACTACCTCAAAGACAATCTTTTTATGAAGAAACGCCAGCAGATAGAAGAACAGATAAAATATTTGATGAAACTGCTGTTGTTGGTATTCAAGAATTTGCAAGTAGATTACAATCAGGAATGGTGCCAACTTTTGCTAGATGGGCAAATTTAGAAGCAGGAGTAGAAATACCAGAAGAAAATGTAGAAGAAGTTAATGAACAATTAGATGGAATAACTTCATATATATTTGAAATATTATCAGCATCAAATTTTAATCAAGAAGTTCATGAATCATTTATGGATCTAGCAGTAGGTACAGGATGTTTAATGATTGAAGAAGGAGACGCAATCAATCCTATAAAATTTACCTCAGTTCCCTTACCTCAAGTTAAATTTTTAAATGGACCTGATAATAGAATAGATACAGTATTTAGGGATAGAAGATGTCCTTACAATCAAATAAATGTTTTATATCCAAAAGCTATAATACCTACTAATAGTATTTTTAAAAATGATGAAGATAGAAAGATTACATTAATTGATAGTGTGTATCGTGATTATTCTAAGAAGAATCAAGAAGTATATAAAAGATGTGTTATATTAAAAGAAACACAAGATATTTTATTAGAAGAAGAATATAAAGGTGTAGGATCAAATCCTTATGTAGTGTTTAGATGGAACAAAGCTTCAGGAGAAGTATGGGGTAGAGGTCCAGTATTCAATGCTATGTCTGCAATAAAAACTTGCAACCTTACTATACAATTAATTTTAGAAAATGCACAAATGGCAGTTAGTGGTGTGTATCAAATTGAAGATGATGGTGTTGTTAATACAGATAATATTTCATTAGTACCTGGCACTTTAATTCCTATAGCTCCTAATAGCAGAGGATTAATGCCTATTACTAACACAGGAAGATTTGATGTAGCTCAGTTAGTCTTAGAAGATATGAGAAACAATATTAAAAAAGCTTTATATATGGAAACTCTTGGTAGACCTGAAGGTACTCCAATGTCTGCTACTGAAGTTTCTGAAAGAATGGCAGATTTATCAAGACAAATTGGATCGTCATTTGGAAGATTGCAAGCAGAATTTGTTTTACCAGTTCTTAGAAGAGTAATTAAAATATTAAATGATCAAGGAAGAATAGAAATTCCTAATGTAAATGGTAGAGAAATACAAATACAAGCTGTATCTCCTCTTTCAAGAGCTCAATATAATCAAGATATTACAGATATTAATAGATTTAATGAGATAATTGGTGTAACATTTGGTCCGCAAATGCTTAATCTAATTGTTAATCAGGATTCAATGGCTAAACACTTAGCTAAACTAATGAATATTCCTGAAAAACTTCTTAGAGATAAAGCAGAGCAACAGCAAATAGCTAATCAGATGCAACAGATGGCTATGGCTGGACAAGGTACACCACCAAATGCTGAACAACAATAAAAAATATCAATCAATAGATGGTTTTGCTCGTTCATTAGAGGATGAAAGAGATTTAAACCAAACGTTTGCTTCTGTATTTAGTGATCCAGCAGGAAAAAAGGTATTACAATATCTTAAGAATATTTCCATTAATGCTGTGAGTGGCCCAGAGATAGATGCCAATGCATTGTTTCATAAAGAAGGTATGAGATTTATTGTTGGTATAATTGAAGCTAGGATAACCAAACACAACAAGGAGAATAAAAATGGTTGAAGAAAATATAGCACAAGAAAGTAATGAAGAATCAGTTGATAGACCTGAATACATTCCAGAAAAATTTTGGGATCCAGATAATAAATCTGCAAATGTAGAAGCTCTTGCATCTTCATATAATGCATTAGAAAAAAAATTAGGTCAAAAAACAGAAGAGCTAACAAAATCTATTCGTGATGATTTAGATAGAGAAAGATTAGCTAATGTTCCTGAAAATTATGAAATAACTGTTCCTGAAGGAATACCTGAAGATATAGAAGTTAATTTTAATAATGATCAACCATTAATGGATTGGTGGAAAGATTTTGCTAAATCAAAAGGTTTAAATCAAAGTGATTTTAATGATGGAGTAAAAGCTTTTATTAATAGTGAATTATCAATGAATCCTAATCCTGAAGAAGAAATGAAAAAATTAGGTGATAATGCTAGAGAAAGAGTAGAAGCTGCAGACATATGGGCAAAAAAATATTTAAGTGGAAAAGCTTATAATAAATTTCAAGAGCTATCATCAACAGCTGATGGTATAGAAGCGTTAGAGGAAATTATGAATTTAAATAAATCTACACCATTACCTAGTGATACAGCTATTCAAGAAGAAGTAAGCGAACTTGATTTACGATCTATGATGAAAGATCCTAGATATTGGGATCCACAACAAAAAGATCCTGCATATATCAAAAGAGTTTCTGATCTTTATGAAAAGAAATACGGACAAGCTAGTTAAAATAGGTTATCAAGAGATAACTTTAATTGATCAAGAAAGCACGTTTCAAAATACATTTGATAGCTATGGAGAGTTTGATCATAGAAAAAACACAATTACTATATCTAAAGATTTATCAGATTTAGATTATAGCTGCACTCTTATTCATGAAATAATTCATGCAGTTTGTTATTACTATGGTCTTACTCAAAGTGGTCAACCTCTTGATACAGAAAATAAAGAAGAAATTGTAGTTAACAATATAAGTAATGGACTTACCTCTGTGTTAAAAGATAATCCTTTAATTTTAAAATTATTAGCAAATAAACTAAATGTGCGTTGATAATAAAGGTATTATATATTTATAGCTTGGGGTAGCCTTTTAATAGAAAGATAAGCCCATGAGGGATAACTTATCTGATTCTATCTGAAAGATAACTGGTAATGAACTAATATAAGGAGATTCTATGAGTTCACAAATTACTAATGCTTTTATTACTCAGTTTGAAGCTGAAGTACATATGGCATATCAAAGAATGGGGTCTAAACTTAAAAACCTTGTTCGTGTAGTTAATGGTGTATCAGGGGAATCAGTTAAGTTTCAAAAAGTAGGTACAGGAGAAGCAACTTCTAAAGCAAGACATGCTGAAGTAGTAGCGATGAATATCTCTCATACTAACGTAACTGCAACTTTAGCTGACTTCTACGCATCAGACTATGTTGACAAGTTAGATGAGTTAAAGACTAATATTGACGAAAGAGCAGTAATTGCAAACAATGCAGCTTATGCTCTAGGAAGAAAAACTGATTCAATCATTACAGACGCTATGGCATCTGCTACTACACTAGCAAACACTGCTGGTGCTCAAGGTGGTACTTTAGCTACTGATATGAACGTGAATAAGTTTAAAGAAATGCAAGCACTATTTGGTACTAATGATGTGCCTGATGATGGTCAAAGATATTGGGCGATTGGTCCTAACCAATGGTCAGATCTATTGGCTGAAGATCAGTGGACAAGACTTGAGTACATTGGATCAAACGAATTACCTTTTGCTGGTATGAATTATACTGCAAAGAAATTTGTTGGTTTCTTAGTGTTCGTACATTCTGGACTAGATACTTCAGGATCAACTGATAGACACACTATTGCATGGCATAAGTCATCTATGGGTCTAGGTGTTGGATCAGAAGTTAGAACAGAAGTTAACTATATACCTGAAAAGGTAGCTCACTTAATGACTTCATACCTATCAATGGGATCAATTCTTATTGACACTAATGGTATTAGAGTTCAGAAGTGTGCGGAGTAAGGAGATAGATAATGGCATACGAAGCATCAAACCCAATAAAAAAAATATCACAAGCAGGAGCTGGAAATTCAATTTGGTATTACAATGATGGTGATTTAATCACTGCTATTGATGATGCAAATTATTTTTTATCAGCTTATAAAGAATTATCAGCTGGTGAT